GTGCCCGCATCTGCATCCCAGAACTTCTCGGGGATGTGGGCGGGGCGTTCCGGCTTGGCCGGGGTTTCCGGCGCCGACAGGGAGTCTTTGTAGGTCGAGGGGTCTGCACCCTCTGGGAAGGCCGACGCCGGAATCTGGGTGTAGTCAGGTGCTGGCGAGGTGGTCTCTGTGACCGGGCTTTCGAGGCTCATTAAGTTCCTTGGTTAGGGTCTTGGGTCGCCGCGCCGATGGCGGCTTCCGCGATGGCCGGGGTCGCCGCTTGCATGGCCTGTTGCGCCATGGCTTGCTGCTGTTCTTGGGCCATTTGTTCCTCCGTCTTCAGGAGGGTTTCGAGGCTGGAGACGCCGTGTTCGTTACCAAGGCGGCTCAAGAACGCCGGGGCGTTGATGAGGCCCGCGAAGACTTGCGGCGTCAGGATTTGGATGGCGTCGGCGGCGAACGTGCGAAGGCGGTTCACCTCTGCGGCACGGCCCAGAGCGGCCAGACCCGTCACGATCTTCGGACGGATGCCCTCGGGGATGGCGGGGATGAGTTTGCGCTGTGCCGCGACATAGAGATAACGCGCTGCAATCGGCTGTTGGAGTTCGGAAGCCAGCACCGAGAAGGTGCCGCCCAAACCGTTTTCCAGTTCTTCGGATTGGCTGCGGATTTCCTCGGCCGTGACACGCTCTGCGTCGCGATAGTTAGCGACGAGGAACGCTTCTTTGACCCGCGCCTCAATGGTCGCGGTCACGTCCTTGATGACGGCAAAGTCCTGCGATTTGTTCAGACCGAGCGTCTGGATGGTATCGGGTTCGCCATAGATGTAGTCGCCGGATTCGGCCGCCGCGAGTTCCGCGACATCAAGCGACGAGTTCGGATTAACGACCGTGACGACGCGAGAGGCGATAGCCGCGAACTGCGTGATGGCCTTGTAGTTGTCGTCCATCGACAGGAGGTCGCCGAGATATTCGGTGACGTGGCTGCGGCCATAGTCGCTACCGGGAACGACGGTCCAGCGCGGGGCCAGCCAACCGGCCTGATCGGTCGGGATCGCGTCTGACTTGGAGTTCGGGACAACCTTGCCCTCGATCTCCTGCCAGTGCGTGACCTTGCCGTCGCGCTGTTCGACGACGGTGTAAACGTCGATCTGCTGTTCAGCCTTCTCCGGGTCGATCTTCACGCCAAGGGCGGTGCGAACGGCCTCGGGCAGGGTTGAAGGCCAGACCTTCTCTTGGATGATGATGTCGGTGAACTGACCGTAGTTGTCCCGCTTCAACACGAACTGGTCGATGCGATACACGCGAGGGGCGCGGTCCTGCGGCAGGTAGGCGACGACGTTGCCCGCTGCGATCAGTTGCTTGATGACCTCTGCCAGCGCGGGACGAACCTTGAGGTCGTCCATCATCGCGGCGGTCGTCTCTGCTACCTGCGACAGGCGGGTGTCTACGTCGTTCTTGTCGGCCTGAAGCTGCGCCGCCGCGAAGGCGTCGAGTTCCAGTCGGAAGAACTGAACCGAGGTCGGAAACAGGGTCGAGAGCAACCGCGCCGAGAGGCTGCGGAGGCCGTGTGCGCCCGCCGACTGATAGGGTTGGGTCGGGCTGTAGTGTTCATTCTGGCCGATCTCTGGAATCAGGCCGGGAATGGTCAGCCGCGATGCCTCACGCGCCTTCTCCAGAACGGAGTTGCGGGCGACCGACAGCGCGCTGAAACGCGCTGCTGCGGTCTTCATGCGGTAGGGTTAGACTTTCGAAGAGAGGGTTCTGCTCGTGATCGCCAGCGACGGGCGCGCGAGGTCGGAGAGAGTGTTTCCGGTGGCGACGTTCGGCGTTGCCGGAAGCGTCGGGTTGGACGGTGTAGTCGTGGCGCCGGGGACGGTCGGTGTGCCCGTGGCCTTGCGGATCGTCAGGGAGCGAACACCGCTCTGACGGGCGCGGACAACGGCGTCGAGGCCGTCGAGATAGGGGTTGCGAAGGATCGGGGCGTCAGCCGCGACCGGCGCAGAAACCACCTTCGGTTTCTTGAAAAGGGAACACATGAGCGGTCTCCGTTAGAGGGCGTTCGGCCGCTCAAGAGATCGTTCGAACTGGCGTTGAAGTTGGCGCGCGAGATCGCGGCGACCGGCCGCGAACATCACTTCCTCAATCGTCTGGCCGGGGCGCGGCATAGGCTCTGGACAAAACGTGTCGAGCCACTTGATGAGGTCGGGAATGTTGGTCGGGAAGCTGTCGCGGACGCCGTGAGCGGCGGGCTGATGTCTGCTCACGCGGCGGGCGCGTCTTTCCAGACGATGCCAATCACGCCACCGATAGCCGCGCCGACTGCCAGAGCGACATCGACGAGAGCCGGATCAACGACGATGCCGAAGGCGGTCGCGAGAGCCACGAGGCCGACGTAGGTGCTGCGCTCTTTGAGGCGCGGCAGGATGTAATCGCGAACGAAATTCATGGCGATTGCCCTTTCAAGAAAATGGATTGGGGGCGGGCATCCGGGTTAAATATGGGATGCTCAAATGTGAGGGCCGGTGGGCCGCGAAGATCGAAGAACTGCTGACGCCGCACACGGTGGACGAGGAAAAACCAGAGCCGCGAATTCTCACAGAAGATGAAGGTGGATGCGCCTACTGCGGCGCAGAGCTACCGCCTTCGTTTCAAGCCAGACGCTTCTGTAAGGACGGCTGCAAAGTCATGGCTGCCAAGCGGCGGGCGATGGGAAAGCCAGAAGCCAGAGGCATGGGCGTCGAGGCGACAGCAACCTGCGAATGTTGCGGCGCGGAGTTCACCTACCTGAAGCGCGGGAAGCCAAGGAACACTTGCAGCGTAGAATGTCAGAGGGCTTTGACGAACCGAAGACGACAGGCCCAACGACTTCATCGGACCCCCACATTCTGAATGCGAGGGCGCCGAGGTCATCGGGAATCGAGATCAGGGTTCCGCCCGTAGACTCACGACCCATGATGTAGAGGTCGTTCAAGTCGTGCTGGATGCTTTGCGACAGGAGCCAAGCGGACGCCTCGTCTGCCAAATCGGTCGGCATGAGGAAGTGCGCGGCGTCCGACAGCATCAGACCGGCCAGCGCGACGAAGACTGACGGATCAGGCTTCAATCAATCCGGCGCAACTCGCCGTCCGCGTAATCTTTCAGGGCTGCAATGTGGACGGTGTGCGGACCATCCGCATCGCTCATCATTCGGCGGGCGCGGTTGATCGCGTCGTGTGGGTCCATGCCGATTGTGTCGGCGATAACGGTTGCCGCGAGGAACAGTGCGCGCACCTGATCCGAAGGATTGATGTCTTGGATGCGTGAGAGCAGTTCGAAAGCCGGTTCCCGAAGGACGGCGACGGTCGAGTCTGTCACCGCACGATCTGCGATGCTCGGGAGGGGGCTAAAGGGGTTCATGTGGACAGAAGAAGGCTTTGAGGTCTGGTATGATTTTCGCGCCCTTGGCGCAGTTGTAGTCGCCTCTCATCACAACAAGGTTGTCCTGATGGTGAAGTCCGCCCTTTGAGAGCGGGACGACGTGATCGACATGGTATGGCGTGGCGAAGCGAGCGGTCAGGAAGGCGGCCAGCCGATACATCGCCGCGATCTTCAAGTCGCATCGGTCTGGATGTAGTGCAGAACGGAGCCGTGCACGGCGGTTGGCTGCGTTGATCAGTTCTCGATCTGGATTGGCTGCTCGATAGCGCGCGGTAGTTGCCTTCCGTTTTTCAGGATTGGCATGACGCCACTTCGCTGACGACACCCGTGTCTTCTCGCGGTTTTGTTCCTGCCAGTTTCGGGATAGCTGTTTCAGTCGGTCACGATTGGCTTCGGTCCAAGCCGCTTTCGTTGCAGCGGCGCGTTCGGGATTTGCCTCAACCCACTTGCGGCTTGCCGCCGTTTTGCACGACCGGCAGATGCAGTCGGGCTTCAGGGAAGCTCCCGTCGACCAGTTGTTGCCGACGATGAGTTCGACACCGCATTTTCTGCACGTTCGGTTGTTCAATAGCTGGCCCATGGCTCACGCGAACAGGTAGGGGCTGCGTCGAACCTGCTGGATGTCGAAGTCGCCAAGGGCCGGGACCGGCGGGATTTTGTCGGCCCATTCCGGCGGAAGCTGCGCGATGAACTCTTCTCGAAACACCTCAAGCCAGTTGGTCTCGTAGAGTTCGGCGAAGGTGTCGCGGAGGATGTTTTGGAGGTCCGACACGCGGGCGGCGTGGACGCCGAAGCTGTCATGGACCACGGCCAGCGAGCGGATGTCGTGGTCGTAGCAACGGTTCGCCACGCCCATCAAATGCGAGGCGTCCATGCTGTGGATCAGGTTCGGACTGATGCCGTTCGCCTGACGCTTGCTGTCCAGTTTGGACAGTTCGTTCCTGACCTGTAGCCGGATGCGCTGGCCCTTGTAGACGACGCGGATCAGGTCGGCCTTGCGGCTCTTGTAGACTTGGAGGACGGGCAGACCCGTGGGCGCCGTCCACCGGATCGGGACACCGGCCTTGGTCATGATCGACGCGACCGTTCGCAGCCACGCCATGGCCTCGGCTGCGGCGACAACAGTGCCCTGAACGCCGTCCCAGATTTCAGCCGCCATGTAGCGAGCCGCCACATAGTTGTCAGCGTCGAGGTAGGGCTGACCGGCGCCGTCGATCTCGCGAAGCGTCTGGAGGATTTGATCGCAGTAGCCGTATTTCGTTGCCGAGTAGGTGAAGGTCATGACCGGGCGTTTGGTGATCTTGCGCGTAACCTTGTTGCCCTTCCATGCAGTCGCGGCCGGGTCGTAGCTCTCGTTCACGCGGGCCTGAACGGCGGCGGCGACATCGCTGTAGATGTCCTGCGGCCGGTCGCCCGGTTCGAGGTTGACGGCCTTCGCTCCGATGGGGTCTCGGAGCATGGCCGAGAAGTGCTGAAGGCCGGAGTTCGACCCGTCGAGGCTGACCGGAAGGTGACTGATGAAGTCGGCGCCCTCGCGGATGTAGCCCGCCCATTCCAGACACGCGGCCAAGGCCATGAACGGGCTGTCCGCCGTCGCCCAGAACCGTTGACCGTCGAGAGGGTCGGCCGCGCTGTCGAGGATGGCGTCCTGATTGTCCCACACCCACTGCACACGCTCGTCGAACGATACCTTGTCGATGCCGAACAGGCCCGCGAGGTGGATCGCCAGCCAGCGGGCGCCGTCTTCGGTGATCGGATGACCATCGGCGAAGGTCAGCAGAGCCTTGGCGACATCATCGCCCTGCGGGTGAGGTCCGCCGGTCGCCAGCGGATAGACGCGGCCTCGGAAATCGAGGCTGTGGGGGAAGTAGATGGCTTCTTCGTCGGCGAACTTCGTCGCCACCCAGAGACGTTGCGACAGGGCCAGCTTCTTGCTGACATTCTTTGCGTTTAGATCATGAATGTCTGAAGCCTCGCGTTTCCAGCGATTGGCGGCCTCTTCATTCTCGGCGTAGTCGGCCGGGCGCGGCGGGATCGGCTGCGGGTTGCGAGCGGGGAGGTCTCCGAGTTCGCCGCCGCCGTCCCAGATTTCGCGCATGATCGCGAGGACGGGGCCGTTGATCTTCCAAGCCGTCTCCTGAACCGCGTTCACGGCGTCATAGACGGCGGGCATCATCTGGTCGCGAAGCTGATCGTGGTAGGCGGCGTTCGCCTGTTTCACCAGCCGGTTGCCCGGCCGCTTGGTGATGTAGCCGCCCTTGAAAGGCGACGACCAACGGCGGGGGCGCACGATCATGGGTAGGCTGATCGGCTCAAGCAGTTCGCAGCGGGCGTGTTGCTGTTCCAGCCACTTGTGAACGGCCTCGGTCGGCCGAACGTATTTTGTGCGCTGGCCTTGGCTCTCGATGGCGAACAGGTCGGTCGCGTCGCAGAACAGTTCGATGGCCTTGACGCCCGTGCGGATTCGCATCGCCAGTGGGAAGGGCTGGTCGAAACCGCAATCGGCCATGACGGCCTGAATCTTGCGCTTCATCTTGAGCGAGCGGACGCCATGGGCCTGAACGCGGAGGACGCCCTTGAACACATCGGCGCGGGCGCGGCGAAGGTTCTCCATCTGCTGATGTTCAATGATGGCGTCGGCGACTGCGATGGCCGTTGCCGTCAGCTTCTTGCCCTCGGCGGCGGCCGACAGGATCACGCGCCCGGTCAGATAGGCGGCCTCTTCGGCGCCGACACTGGACAGGATCAGGGCGGCTTCTGGGATGCGGCTTCCGCCGCCGTGGTTCACGACATCGCAGAACGAACGGATAGCCTCGGCCGTGGGCTGAATCGCCAGTCGCAATAGCTGTCGGCCGGGTGGCAGGTCGCCTTCCTCGTCGGTGCTGGAAGGTTCGTGTCGCCACGGTAGCGGGCGGCGCGCGCGGTATCGGCTGGCGCCGAGCGCACGGCTCTCGTCCTCAAGCGCGATCTGACGCGCCAGTTTGTCTTTGAAGGTTTCTCGCACCGCATATTTAGCTGGCGGTGCGCGGACTTAAGGGCGGCGAGAACCGTCAGGTCAGAGCGGCAAAGAACCCTTTGCAAAACGCACTCGACTGGTCGAGATAAAGGACGCGGAACTGCTCGCGCGGTTCGTGCTGCAGCGACAGCCGCACATAGGCCAGCAGCGCCGTCCATGATGAGATGACGGTGCGCCGATTCGCCTCCTCCTTGGCCACGCGGCGCGACACTTCATGCAGGGCGGCGATGTCCAGGGCCGTCTCGGCGCCCACCCCCTTGGCGCGGCCGCGCGAATCCTCGGCCTTGACCGTCATCAGATCC